AAATATTTACAGAAAATTGTATTACAAAAAATAATATTGTAAAAATACAAAATGTAAAATGTAAAAAAAAATATTTGTAAAATAAAAATACAAGGGGGGCTGGCCAGAATAAAACAGCTTTTGCTGGGGTATACAGGTGGGTATATAGGGGGGCTACGCTACATCCCAAAATTTATAATAACTTTTTGTGGACATTAGCCTATTATAGTTACCTAGTAAGGGCCTTGTGTCCACTTTTTAAATAATTGTTTTACTATGTAATCATATACTATATGAAATCATCACCATTTACACTAACAAAACAAAAACTAAGTAGAAAAGCTGCTGCGGCTAAAAAAGCAAGAGATATTGCTACTGCAAAAACCCCAGCTCGTAGAGCTAAAAAAGCAGAAAATCAAAGATTAGGCCAGAGTTCTAATAGTGATCTACATCATACTAAATCCGGTAGTGTAAAAAGGGTTTCAATAAGAAATAATCGTGGCAACTTCGGTAAAGGCACGAGAAACGAATAGGGAGACACCCTAAACCAAGTCGAATATTAACCAAAATAAAACCAAAAAAATGACTTATTTATATTACAAAACGAGTACGGCATCGTACAACCAAAAACCAAGTGAAAAAACATTAGAGCAATGGACACATCTTGCAGATAAGAAGAACTGGAGGATAACACAGCTTGCTAATGGATTTTACCAAACAGAGTGTAAACATGTAAATGAAAATACATGGCACGATGTAACCAGACGTGAAACTGTAGAAGGTGCAGAAGCTGCAATTGATGGTAGCATCGATCATTTTAAAAAGAAGATCGAAGCAGCGGCAGGACCTAAAGTAATAAAAACGTTTGAATAAACTAAAATAAATTTAATTAAATGGAATATAATCACCCGAGTGATCTTATCAAAGAATTAAACTTTGGTCAAGACGCTAAATCAAAAATAATTGCAGGTGTAGATAAACTTGCTCAAGCAGTTAAATCTACCCTTGGTGCTTCTGGGAAATGTGTGATCTATGAAGATGCACGAGGCAACCCGGTCATTACAAAAGACGGAGTAACAGTAGCTGAATCTGTTGTCTTATATGACCCGGTTGAAAACCTAGGTGCTATGCTTATTAAGCAGGCAGCGCAAAATACAGTGAAAGAAGCAGGTGACGGTACTACTACAGCTACCGTTCTTGCTGAAGCACTGATAAAAGAAGTAAATAAAGAAGAATATAAAGATATTTCTATAAGAGATATTAAAGATGGTATTAACTCTGCTTTAGAAAGAGTAAATACATACCTTACAGACACTGCTATAGATGTAGAAGGTAGTATGCTAGAAGATGTAAGTAGTATAAGTTGTAATAACGACCGTGATTTAGGTATAATTATAGCAGAAGCTTACAATAAAGTTGGTAAAGATGGTGTAGTTTTCATGGAAAACTCAGAAACTGAAAAAACATATGTTGACATTGTTGATGGTGTACAGTTTGACTGCCCTTTAATATCACCACATTTTGTTACAGACACTGAAAAACATGAAGCTGTACTTGAAGAACCACTAGTTTTGATCGTAGGTAGCGAAATACCTAACATACGTAAGATACAACCTATACTAGAACACGTCATAAAGAACAAAAAAGAGCTGCTTATTGTTGCAAAAGTTGATGATGGTGTAAAATCAGCGCTTTTAATGAATAAAGTTAAGGGTAATATTAAGGTAAATATAGTAGATTTACCAGGTTTTGGCCCAACTAAGCAAGATACAGTGCAAGATTTGGCATTTTTAACTGGCGCGACAGTAATAAATGAAGAATTAGGCGATGATATGGACTTAATTACTGTTGATTGCCTTGGTCAAGCTGATAAAGCCGTTACAAATAGCAAAAATACTGTAATTACTACGCTAGATTTAGATATAGACTTACAAGATCGTATTGAAAACGTAAAAAAAGCAATAAAAAAGGAAAAAGATGCTTTTATGAAGAAAAAAATACAAGATCGTTTAGCTATGTTATCAGGTAAAGTAGGTATGGTACGTGTAGGCGCAGCAACTAAAGTAGAATTAAAAGAAAAGAAAGACAGAGTTGAAGATGCTATATACGCTACTAAAGCTGCTTTAAAAGAAGGTATTGTACCTGGCGGTGGTATTGCGTTGTTAAACGCTGCGCAGAACGTAGTTTACAATGTAGACAACAAAGCTGAAAAAATATTGCTAAACGCAATAAGATCACCATACCAAACTATATTAGATAATGCTGGTATATATAGAGCTGCAGAGCCTACAGATGGTATAGGTGTAAATGTAAAATACAACACTGAGTGCAACATGATACAAGAAGGTATTATAGATCCAGTGCTTGTAACTAAGTCAGCACTTAAAAATGCGGTAAGTGTTGTAACTACTATTATATCCGCTGATTGTATAATTTCAAACATGAGAGGAAATGCAAGCAGTTAACAATTATATAATCGTAGAAAAAATAAAACAAGGGCCAAAAAAAATTGGTGGACTTATATTGACTGAAGATGTAGATGCGGACAATAGGTATATAAAGGCCAAAGTAATATCAATTGGTAACCTTGTACAAGGAATAAAAAACAACGATGTTGTTTATTATGATAAACATGCTGGGCATGGTGTTCAGTATAAAGAAACTCTTTACTATGTTATCCGTTCAGGTGATGTAGTATTGATAGACTAGACACAAACCCTAAGCCTTAAACCAAAAACCTAAAATCGTAAATTAAACTAATTATTAACTAAAAAAATTAAAAAAATGTCAATGAATATGTTAGTATTTCATAATGGGTCTAACACCTCTTATGCAAATTACGCAAATAATTTATCTAGCATGTCTTCTTCTACTACAGCCGTTACACTAAGATTTTTAGGACAAGGAGCTTCTGCTACTGCAACTAGTACAGATGCTGTTGTTTTAACTGTTTCAGCTGGAAAAGAAGAGTATGTTATGGAGCAACTAGCTGCAGCTATATCTAACGGTAGAGCGGGTATGACAGTTATTGCTGATGATCAAAACTCAACTTACTTCTTACCAGAAATTACTGCTGTATCTTCTATATCTGTAGATTCAGGTGCTGGTACGTTTAAAAATATTATCGATGCTGCATTTAGTTCTGATGATATTACTGTTACAAACGCTCAATCTGGTAGTGTTGTATTAGTTCCAACAACTGGTGGTAACTCTACAATTACATTACCTTCATCTCCTGTAGATGGAGCTAACTATAAGTTTGTATGTGAAGCAGCTTCTGGCGCTCATACTATTACTATCGCTGGTGCTTTTTATGGAGTTACTCTTCAAGCTGGTGATACTGTAGAGCATACAGGTACATCTAGTGCTGTAGTTGCTTCTAATAAATTTGAACTTGGAGATTTCTTCGAGTGTGTTTATGAAGGAGATGCGTGGCACATTACAGGTATGTTTGACACTGCTGCATCTTTAGCTGTATCTTAATAGCAATTGAGATTAACCGCGCAAGATTTGCGTGAAATGAATATCCTTAAGTATTACAGGCTCACACGAAAGTGGGCTTGTAAGACTTACGGGATATTAGACGCAGACTTAGAACTTTTATTTTATTTAGATTGTGAAGGAAGATTCACACGAAAAGATTTCATGGACGGAGTATATACATTTTCTTGGGATAAAGCCAGATGGGACAGGCTTAGACAACAAGGATGGATAGACGTGTGGAGACATAGAAACCGTACCACTATAAAATATAGTGTGTATAAAACATCATATAGATGTAAACAATTAATTAATCGTATATATAGAATACTATTAGGTGAAGAAGATATGCCTACGTCAGAAAGAAGTATATTCTATAATAACAAATCGTATACAGACAAGGTTTATAATAAAGCTATAGATGATATGATTAAAGATAAAAATAGATAATGAAAAAAGAATCAACATTTAAAATGAAAGGCTTCAGTGGTTTTGGGACTGAAGAATCACCTGCAAAGAAAAAAACAGTAACTATAAATAAAGATACAGGTGGTAAAACAGTTACTAGAACAAGAAGAGATGGTACTGTAAGAAAAGTTAAAGAGTTCAAGCCTGGTAAGAAAAAAGCTTTTAAAACTACTAAAACAAAAAGAAGTGGTGATACTGTAACACGTGAATTTAAAAAAGGAGTTAGAGGAGCTACTATTACTAAAAGACAAAGTCCAAAGTCAGGGGCTGATATTTATGAAGGAGGAAGATTTAAAAAACATGTTCCTGCAGGAGGAATAATTAGCCAAACTACTCGTAAGCAAAGACGTGCAAAACTTAAATCTAACTTAAGAGAAACAGGGCGTGATCTTGTTCAAGTTGCTTTACCAACAGCAGGAGCACTTATGGCAGCTGCAGCATTTCCAGCAGCAGCCGGAGCTGCGGCAAAAGTAGCGGGGTTATCTTTTGGAGGAGGAGTATTATCTGGTATAGGAAGAGGCGTAAGAGATAAAGCTAAAAAAGTTATAGGTAATATTAAAAGAAAAAGAAAAAATCCTAACAGAAATAGATTATAACAATGCCAGGATCACCAATGCAAAACAAAATGTTTAATAAGTCTCAGGGTTACGTTCAGAGCGGTAACCCTTTTCCTGTTTCTAGCTGTGGTAGACGTAGAAACTTAGGTTCACCTTTAATGAAAAGTAATGAGCCAAGAAAAACAACTAAAGGTAAAGGTAGAAACTTTAGAACTGTAGAAGAAGGAGCAGGTATGACAAGTAAAGGTGTTGCAGAGTATAGACGTAAAAACCCTGGTAGTAAATTAAAAACAGCCGTAACAGGCGACGTAAAACCTGGTAGTAAAGCTGCTAAGCGTAGAAAATCATTTTGTGCAAGATCAAAAGGTTGGACTGGCGAAAGAGGTAAAGCAGCTAGACGTAGGTGGAAATGTTAAAAAATATAAAAATATGAAAAAAGAAAGTAGTTTTAAAATGAAAGGTTTTTCAGGATTTGGTAATTCGCCTGTAAAACAAAACAAAAAAGCTAAAAATGTTAGGAATATTTATTCTGCAGCTGGAAAAGTAGATATGACTCTTAACGACAAGTTAAACCAAGCTGTAAGAGGAAAATCTGCAACTTTTGCTACACCTAAAATTGACGCTCAAAAAGCAACAGGCACTGTAGGTAGAAAAGTTAAGCTAGGACCTTTAAAGCCTGGCCATCTTGGTGGTGACATGACTGCAAAAGGAAAAGAAATAAATTACAAAAACTTTTCAAACAAAATGAGTTATAAAGCTGACCAAGCGCGTAAAATGAAAGATATTTTAAATAAAAAACCAACAAGTTTTGGTCGTAGAATTTTTAGAAACTTTAAAAATGTAGCTAAAGGTTTTGGTAAGATTGCTGGTAAAAGAGCTACAGGTATTGCAGGTATGATGATGGGTACAATGGGTACTGCAGATGCTAATCCTAAAATGAAAGGAAAAATGACTTTTCAGCAAGAACGTGATTTAATAACAAGAGTCAGAAGAAAAAAGAGATAATTATGAAAACTAAAAAAGGCCCATTTAAAATGAAAGGTTTTACTTATCCTGGTAAATCTCCTGTAAAAAATATAGCTACAGCTAGAAACTCTCGCATAAATCCTGACGCTGTTTTATTGGAAGCTGCTGGTATGATGAGTAAAGAAGAACCTACTTCAATTGTTGGTGAAGCTGCACTAGGGTTTTTAGAAGGTATGGCAGCTGTAAAACCTGTAAAAGCAGAGGTTGTTGAAAAAGATAAAAAGAAAAAGAAAAAGAAAAAGAAAAAAGGCCCAGGTCTTTTAAATAAAATGATAAATTTTGCAATAAATCCAAAATTCTAATATGAAAAACAAAGCATCAGCATTAAAATTAAAAAAGTCACCAGCTTTAGCTAAGCTTAGCGCTAGTTGTAAAGCTGCTGCAAAAAGAAAATTCAAAGTATACCCTTCTGCATATGCTAATATGTGGGCGTCTAGAACGCAAAGACAAGGTAAGTGCTAAATGTATACACAAGGCAATAATCCATTTAAAAAACGTATGGGTGATTTTAAACACTCAGACGCGCCAGATGCTAAAGGTAAGTTTAAAAGCTTGTCAGCGTCAGGTTTGGCTAGTTGGCTTATAAAATCACGTAAAGGTAACTTGTCTAGAATTATAAGTAGTTTAAATCAACAAATAGTATTTAACAGAGGTAAAAACCCAGGTTATGCTCGTAAAATGAAAACTACACAGAATATAGTTAGAAAACGTTTAGGTAAAAAGAAAGATGAGTAAAGCGTATAGAGGTGTATTAAAAGCTCGTATATCTAAGCTTTATGGTGGTGATGTAACTGTAAATAAAGCTAGAAGATTAAAAGCTAGACGAGATGCTACGGCTAGAGATAAGCAGCTAGCTAACTGGTTTATTAACATGCAAACAAACAGACCTAAATAATATGTTTAAAGATTTTAATATAAGTAGTTTTAAAAAAATGAAACCACCAGTTGATAGTGGTTATACTACTCGTACAGAAATAAACGAACTTAAAAAAATACCTTTAAAAAAAGATTTTGTAAAGAAGTTTGATAATATAGAAACTGCTTTTGCTAAGACTGCTAAAGACAATAATGTAGAAGATTATGATAAAAAGGTTGCTGCAAAGTTAATAAAAGACTCTGCACCTGTAATCTTAGAATTAAAGAAGTTTCATAATAGACCAAGACCTAAAGACTTAGATAAAAAACTGCCTAACTATGAAATGGCTTCAATGAAGACTAAATCATATCCTTCTGGACACTCTGTTCAAGGTATTTTAATAGCTAAAGTATTAGGTGATAAACACCCTAAAGCAAAATCAGCTTTTGCTAAAACAGGGGAAAACATATCTTATAGTCGTAGAGTTGCCCGTGCTCACTATAAGTCTGACAGTAAAATGGGCGAACAATTAGGTAACTCAATGTATAAACATATTAAAAACAAGATATAAAATGAAAAAAGCTCCTGCTAAACTAAAAAAATCTGCAGCTAAAATGAAAAAAGCTCCAGCTAAATTCAACGCAAAATTAAAAGCTGCTTCTGCGGCTGGTAAGTTAAGTGGTAAATTTAAAGCTGCTGTTGACGCTTCTCCAGCTACAATGAAGAAAGCTGCGATGAAAATGAAGAAAGAGTCTATGGCTATGATGAAAAAATCTGTAGCTATGATGAAAAAAGCTTCAGCTATGAAATTAAAAATGGACAAATCTGCTGCTAAACTTAAGAAAAAGAAGTAAATGTATTTACAAAAACGTAATCCTTTTAAAAAAGTTGCAAAGACTAAAGCTAAAGGCGGAGGTACTACTAAAGTATGTCTGCCTAAAGCTAAAATAGCTAGTATGAGCCAGTCTGAAAGACAAGCTGTTATACGTGCTAAAAGGGCTGCGGGTAAAGCTGGTAAATATAAAAGATCAAGCAAAAGTAATGTAACTGGCACTAGTAGTGGTGGTAGTTTAAAAACTTGGGTAAAACAAGACTGGAGACAGGTTGGTAATCCAAGTAAAAAGTGTGGTGAAAAATAATGGCATTTAAATTAGGTAGAGCTAAGCAGCCAATAGCTAGCGGTGGAGTTTTAAATAAAAAACTTAGCTTCAAGTCAAGCGATGCGTCTATACCTGGTAATCCTGTTATAAGAAAAAAATTAGATGAAGGTATACTTGGCGAAGCTAATATGGACGGTAGTATATTTGTAAGCAACAAGGTACAACCTGGAAGTGAAGAAGAAAGACAAGTATTGTTGCATGAAATGAGGCATGCTACTGATATGAAGTTAGGCAAGTTAGCTTATAGCGACGACGCAGTATATTATGATGGTATAACATACCCAAGAGAAACTAGAAACGGTAAAGATATGATTAAAGTTGATGGTCAGTGGAAAGAAGCTGGTGATGATTTTCCTTGGGAAAGAACAGCTAATACATGATATTAACAACAATAGATGGTATACCTTTATATTCAACTCCTCAAGAGGCTTTAAACTGGGCGCTTCAAAATAATGTTCAAGGTTATCACACACACGTTTATCAAGGACAAACAGGTTATATGGGAGGTGCAACTCACGCTAGTGCTGTTGCATCTTTAACCGCACCAACAATTACACCTACATCTTCATCAACTGTTAGTAGTAGCAGCAGTGGTAGTAGTGGGTATTAAAAAATAAATTATGAGTATATTAAGTAAAGTGTTTTCAGCAGGAGCTGGTGAGCTAGTAAAAAACGTAGGTGGAGTATTAGATAATCTAACTACAACTAAAGAAGAAAAGCTAGCAGCTGAAGCTAAAATAAAAGATTTAATTATGGGTTACGAAGCTGAGATGCAAAAACAAGTAACCGAAAGATGGAGGCTAGACATGAACTCAGACTCGTGGCTAAGTAAAAATATAAGACCGTTAGTATTAATATTTTTAGTAGTATGCACAATGTTACTTATATTTATAGACGCGGGTAAAATAAATTTCAATGTAAAAGACTCTTATGTAGATCTTTTGCAATTAGTATTAATAACAGTGATCGGTGCTTACTTCGGTGGTAGATCGCTAGAAAAAGTAAAAAAATAAAAAAAAATGGGATATTTTAATATAGAATTTAAACCAACATTTACCGGTATAAATGGACTTCAGAGCAAAACTGCTGCTGCATTTGCTGCTCAAGATGTATTTTTTGACTGGGAAACAGTAGACTTTCCAGGTGGTGTTATAAAAATACATGGAGCTACAGTTGTTGCTAGAGGAACAAACGGTGCTGCTCAAGGATTTAAATTTCAACTTTTGTTTGCTCACTTAGACCAGTCTGATGGAAACCCTATTTCTATTGGAACTGTAAATGATTCAGCAGATGGAATTAACTATTACAACCACTTATGTGGTAGTATACTATTAGAACCTGCAGCGGGTGGAACAGATTATATGAGCGTAACAACAGATGGTGGTAATGATGGAAATTATGATGGCCATCTTGTTGTAGACACTACTGTTAGACGTAATCTTGCACAAGATAAGTTAGTTCCAAACATGGATAGAGTTGGTAAACTAGCTTTAGCAGCTATTCACACTTCAGGTGATGCTGATTTTAATACAGGCGTATTAACAGATGGTACTCAAGCAGCAGCTACAACAGAAACAACATTTGACGTATCAGGTACTGATCCTAGAAAAGTATTTATGAAAGGTGATCTTATTCATGCTCATGACGATGCTGCTATAGGTAGAGTTACAGCAACAACAAACACTTCAATTACTGTAGACGCTGTAGCGGGTGCTTTAGCAAATGCAGACGAGATTGCCCACAACAATCCAATAAAAATAATCTTACACTGTGAGATGATATAAACAATAAATTAAATTAACTTAAATTAAATAAAAATGGCAAAAAACAAAAAAAAGGCTGTAGACCTTAAACCTACGTCAATTACTGAAGAGCAACTAAAATCAATACAAAGTTTAGTAGCGCCTATAAATCAAGCACAAATGGATTTAGGTATTATAGAAACTAGAAAACACTCTATAATGCATGATATATTAGAGCTTCAAAAAACTCTTAGACAAAAACAAGTTGAGCTTGAAAAAGAGTATGGAAAGGTAAACATCAACATACAAGATGGTACTATACAATATCAAAAAGATGAGCAAGTTAATTCGTAAGATAAGTATAGGAAAAGATTATAAAAATGACGCCATGCACTATGCCGTTGGGCAAGAAGTGTATGGTGGTCATACTATATGTGATATACTAGAAGAAGAAGATAAATATAGTGTTTATATTAGAAAAGGTAGTAATGTTTTGCCTTGGAAAGACTTTAATAAAAACATGGCTGTATCTGTAGAATATAATTTACAATATTAATGAAAGCGGTTTACAACTTTGTTGTAACGCCTGTAAAATCAAGATACAACAATACAAAAGATATAGACGGTAAAGAGTTAATAGTAAATACTGAAATATTTAATCATCAATATATTAGCAGAGAAGCTATAGTAAAAGCGATACCAACTGTAGGTGAAACAGATATTAAAGTTGGTGATACTGTAATTGTACATCATAACGTTTTTAGAAGATGGCACAACCAACACGGTATAGAAAAAAACAGTAGAGCTTATATTGATGAAGATAATTATTTAGTACAACCAGATCAAATATTTTTACACAAACCAAAAGCTATATTTAGTTATCATAATAGAAAGTGGCAAGCAATGAAAGGTTATTGTTTTGTTGCACCTATAAAATCAACAAATAAACTAAGTTCAGAAAAAGAACAGCCTTTAATGGGTGTTGTTAAATACACAGACGGTACGGTTAACGAAGGAGATTTAATAGGATTTAGACCAAACTCAGAATATGAGTTTATTATAGACGGTAAGAAGTTATATAGATTACTATCAAAATTTATTACAATTAAATATGAATATCAAGGAGACGAAGAAGAATATAATCCAGGCTGGGCAGAGAGCAGTTGATGAATTAATCAAAGTTGCTAAAGAGCCTATCGTAGACTCCGATGATGATATATCTGCTGATAGATTAAAAAATGCAGCTGCTACAAAAAAGCTAGCAATATTTGATGCGTTTGAAATATTAAACAGGATCCAAGAAGAAGAAAACTTATTAGAAGGTAAAGAACCTGAAGATAAAGTAAAAGTATTTAAAGGATTTGCAGAAGGTAGATCAAAATAATGTACGAACAAAGCTTAGTTAAAATAGTTGAGCCAGTTAAAATTAATACAATTAAAAGGCTTAATAAAAAAAATAAATGGGAATATGGATATAATAAAGAACACGATATTGTCGTTATATCAAAAACTGGTAAAATCGGTGAAATACTTGAGATACAAAATTTGCGAATTGCATTGCCCAAACAGCCAGTGCAAGTGTTCTCTAATGAAGTAAAAAAGTGGCAACAATTTGAATATCCAAAAGAGCTAGCAAGACTTAAAAATATATTTGACTGGAGAGCATATCCTGAAGAAAGTAAAGCAAAGTGGTATGATTATATAGACGAAGAGTTTAAAAGACGTGAAGAAGGTTTCTGGTTTAATAATAACGGTACACCAACATATATAACAGGTACACATTATATGTACTTGCAATGGAGTAAAATAGATGTAGGTGCGCCTGATTTTAGAGAAGCAAATCGACTATTTTATATATTCTGGGAAGCTTGTAAAGCCGACAAAAGATGTTACGGGATGTGCTACCTTAAAAATCGTAGGTCTGGATTTTCTTTCATGTCTTCAGCAGAAACAGTTAACCAAGCTACATTAGCAAGTGATAGTAGATTTGGTATACTCTCTAAAACAGGTGCAGATGCTAAAAAAATGTTTACAGACAAAGTTGTTCCAATATCAGTCAACTATCCGTTCTTTTTTAAACCGATTCAAGACGGTATGGATAGACCTAAGTCTGAACTTGCTTATAGGGTTCCTGCAAGTAAGTTCACGCGTAAAAAGATTACTACAAACGAACAGCAGGAAGACTTGGTTGGACTTGATACTACTATTGATTGGAAAAATACAGGTGATAACAGTTATGACGGAGAAAAGCTTCAGCTGTTAGTACACGATGAAAGTGGTAAATGGGAAAGACCCGACAATATATTAAATAACTGGAGAGTAACCAAAACATGTTTACGATTAGGTAGTAGGATTATTGGTAAATGTATGATGGGCTCAACATCAAACTCATTAGATAAAGGTGGAGAAAACTTCAAAAGATTATACAACGCATCCGACGTCACTAAGCGAAACAGAAATGGACAGACAGCGTCTGGTTTATATTCTCTTTTTATCCCAATGGAGTGGAACTACGAAGGATTTATTGACGAGCACGGAAGCCCAGTCTTCAATACTCCGAGTGATGAAGTCTTTGACCCCCATGGAGAGTTAATAGATGTAGGTGTAATAGATAATTGGCAGAACGAAGCTGATGGTTTAAAAAATGACCAAGACGCTTTAAATGAATTTTATCGTCAATTTCCAAGAACTACAGAGCATGCATTTAGAGATGAAACAAAAAATAGTATATTTAACTTAGTTAAAATATACGAACAAATAGACTACAATGAAGAAATGTCAAGAACATTAGGCGTTTCAACAGGTAGTTTTCAATGGGTTAATGGAGTAAAAGATACAAGTGTTATATTTTATCCAGATCCACAAGGTAGATTTAAAATAAGTTGGGTACCACCAACACATATACAAAATAAAGTTATAATAAAAAACGGTATAAAATATCCTGGTAATGAGCATATGGGAGCTTTTGGCTGTGATAGTTATGATATATCAGGAACTGTAGATGGTAAAGGATCTAAAGGTGCTTTACACGGTTTAACTAAGTTTAGCATGGAAGACGCGCCTGCTAATCAATTTTTCTTAGAATATATAGCTAGACCGCAAACTGCAGAAATGTTTTTTGAAGATGTTTTAATGGCTTTAGTGTTTTATGGCATGCCTTTGCTTGCAGAAAATAATAAACCTCGTTTACTTTATTATTTAAGAAGACGCGGTTACAGAGGTTTTAGCATGAATAGACCTGATAAACTTTGGAACAAGTTGTCAACTGCAGAAAAAGAAATAGGTGGTATACCAAACTCTAGCGAAGATATAAAACAAGCTCATGCCGCAGCTATTGAAATGTATATACAAAGCCACGTGGGTATGAACGCTGAAGGTCAATTTGGTAATTGTTATTTTAACGATTTGTTAAACGACTGGGCTAAGTTTGATATAAACAGAAGAACAAAACACGATGCTTCTATAAGCTCTGGTTTAGCTATAATGGCTTGTAATAGACATTTGTATAGACCAAACGCTACCATAGAAAAACCAAAACTAAATATAAATATTGCTAGATATTCAAACAAAGGTAATATGTCAAAATTAATTAAAAAATAAATATGATTGTAAAAAGTTATTTTCCTTCTCAAGTTGTAAGTGATGTGGAAAAAATGAGCTATGATTATGGTTTAAAAGTAGCTAAGGCTATTGAAGCTGAGTGGTTTCACACAGATAGAGGTAGTAATAGATATAGAACTAATCATAATAATTACCATAATTTAAGGTTGTATGCTAGAGGTGAACAATCAATACAAAAATATAAAGACGAATTATCTATCAACGGTGATTTATCTTATTTAAATTTAGACTGGAAACCAGTGCCTATTATACCTAAGTTTGTTGATATAGTTGTAAACGGTATTGCAGAAAGAACATATGATATAAAAGCTTACTCACAAGACGAATATGGTGTTAGCAAAAGAACTCAATATATGGAGTCTATACTAGCAGATATGAGATCAAAAGAATTAAATGATTATGCTGTTCAAGCTTTTGGTATAGATCTTACAGAAAGTGAAATGGATGTTTTGCCAGGTTCAGAAGAAGAATTAAAATTACACATGCAGCTTAATTACAAGCAAGCTGTTGAAATAGCAGAAGAACAGGCAATAAACACTTTGCTAGAAGGCAACAGATACGAATTAATTAAAAAACAATTTTATTATGATTTAACTGTTTTAGGTATTGGCGCTGTTAAAACTAGCTTTAATACATCTGAAGGTGTTGTAGTTGATTATGTTGATCCTGCTGATTTAGTTTATTCATATACTGAATCACCTTATTTTGATGATATATATTACGTTGGTGAAGTTAAAAATATACCTGTAAACGAACTTGCAAAACAATTTCCACATTTAACACAAGAAGATTTAGAAGATATAGTTAAAAATAAATATTATAATAAAACAAATTATAATCAAGGTTATAGCTATAGCGAAGAAGATACAAATAAAGTTCAAGTTTTATATTTTAATTATAAAACATATATGAACGAAGTTTACAAAGTAAAAGAAACTAATACAGGTGCTGATAAAATATTGCCAAAAGATGATACGTTCAACCCACCAGAAGATTCTGAAAACTTTGGCAAACTACATAGATCAATAGAGTGTTTATACGATGGCGCTTTAATTTTAGGTAGTAGCAAACTATTAAAGTGGGAAATGGCTAAAAATATGTTAAGGCCAAAAAGCGATTATACTAAAGTCAAAATGAATTATTCTATTGTAGCGCCTAGATTATATAAAGGTAGAATAGAAAGTCTAGTAAGTCGTATAACAGGTTTTGCAGATATGATACAACTTACTCATTTAAAATTACAGCAAGTGTTATCGCGTATGGTACCAGATGGTGTGTACTTAGACGCAGATGGTCTTGCTGAAATAGATTTAGGTAATGGCACAAACTATAATCCACAAGAGGCTTTAAACATGTTCTTCCAAACAGGTTCTGTAATCGGTAGATCATTTACTCAAGACGGTGATATGAATCCTGGTAAAGTGCCAATACAAGAAATAACAAGTGGTAGTGGTGGTAATAAAATGCAAGCTCTGATTGGTAATTACAACTATTACTTACAAATGATTAGAGATGTAACCGGTCTTAACGAAGCTAGAGACGGTAGTACGCCAGATAAAAACGCTTTAGTTGGTATACAAAAAATGGCTGCTGCAAATAGTAATACAGCTACAAGACATATATTACAGTCTGGTTTATTTTTAACACAAGAAGTTGCAGAAGCTTTATCATTAAGAATATCTGATATTATTGAATATTCTCCAACAAAAGACGCTTTTATACAGGCTATTGGTGTTCACAACGTAGCTACGCTTGAAGAAATGTCAGATTTACATTTATATGACTTTGGTATATTTATAGAGCTTATGCCTGATGATGAAGAAAAAGCAATGCTTGAAAATAATATTCAAATGGCATTACAACAACAATTAATTGAATTATCAGACGCTATAGATCTTAGAGAAGTTAAAAGCGTTAAATTAGCAAATCAGTTGTTAAAAATACGTAGACAACAAAAACTAGAAAAAGACCAAGCAATTCAACAACAAAACATGCAGATGCAGGCACAAACAAATATGCAAACACAACAAGCTGCTGCAGAGATGGAAGTACAAAAACAAATGGCTAAAACACAAGCTGAAGCTCAGCTTGAACAAATGAAAGCTCAAATAGATGCTCAAAAAATGCAACAAGAAGTTCAGCACAAAAAAGAGCTAATGGAGTTAGAATTTATGATGAACATGCAGTTGAAGAATTTAGAAGTAGAAGGCATGAAGTCTAGAGAAAAAGAAAAAGAAGATCGTAAAGACGAAAGAACTAGAATACAAGCTACACAACAAAGTGAGCTTATAGATCAAAGAAATAATCAAAAACAACCTAAAAACTTTGAGTCTGCAGGTAATGATATATTAGGAGGCGGATTTGATTTAGGAAGCTTTGATCCTAGATAACAATTATTAATTATTATTATATTATATTATGGCAAAAAAGAAAAAAGAAGAAGTAGTCGAAAAGGCTGCTGAAGACAACGTTACTAAAGTTAAAATTTTAAGTGACGAAACAAAAACCTCTGAAGATGAGGTAATAAAAGTAGATTTAACTAAACCACCAAAAACAAAAGAAGATGCCGTTCCAGAGCAAAGCACAGATGAGGTTCCTGTACGCGACGAATCCGAAACTAGCGAAGAAGTACTCGAAGAAGTCGTCGAAGCAACAGATCAAAAACCTACCGGAGAAGAAGTCTCCGAACAAGTTCAAGATGAAGCACCCGTTATTGAGGAAGTAACAGAAGAAGAAGTTCAAGAAAAAACAGAAGAATTAGCTGAAGAAGTTAAAGAAGCTATAGAAGAAGCTCAAGAAACTGGCAAAGAACTTCCAGAGAACATACAAAAGCTTATGGACTTTATGGATGAAACTGGTGGTAATTTAGAAGATTATGTACGTCTTAATCAAGATTATTCTAGTTATGATGATATGACTGTATTAAGAGAGTATTATAAACAAACAAAGAAACATCTTACAGACGAGGAAATTACTTTTTTAATTGATGATTCATTTTCATACGATGAAGAAGTAGATGAAGATAGAGAAATAAGAAAAAAGAAAATAGCGTTGAAAGAGCAAGTTGCTAACGCTAAAAGCCACTTAGACGGGCAAAAGTCTAAATACTATGAAGAAGTTAAAGCTGGAAGTAGGCTAACGCCTGAACAACAAAAGGCTTGGGACTTTTTTAATAGATACAACAAAGAAAACGAAGAGAATAAAAAAATAGCGGAAAAACAAACTAATACTTTTAAATTAAGAACTCAAGAAGTTTTTAACGATAAATTCAAAGGTTTTGAATACAACGTCGGTGATAAAAAATATCGGTTTAACGTGAAGAACGCTGGTGAGATAAAAGAAACTCAAAGCGACATTAATAATTTTGTCAAGAAGTTCTTGAACGAAAATAATGAAATGTCAGATGCTAAAGGTTATCATAAATCTTTATATACAGCAATGAATCCCGACGCTATTGCTAAGCATTTTTACGAGCAAGGTAAAGCTGATGCTATGAAAGAAAGTGTTGCTAAGGCTAAAAACGTAAGTATGGATCCAAGGCAGGCATTTTCAAATGATAACACTAGCGGCCCTAGAGTTAGAGTGCTTAACGATGATACTTCTCCAACTTTTAAGTTTAAAATTAAAAATAAATAACAATTTAAAATTACAAAATTATGCCGAATAATATTTCGAATCCTGGTGGTAATTTAAATAGTGTTCCTGCTCCTAATAAGCAAACATTAGTTAATAACTACCTTGATTTTACAGGGGCGTCTACGCCTAATGACTGGAGACAACAATATCTTCCAGAGCTAATGGAAAAAGAAGCTGAGGTTTTTGGACCTAGAACAATTTCTGGTTTCCTAGCACAGGTTGGTGCTGAAGAAGCAATGCAATCTGATCAAGTAGTTTGGTCTGAGCAAGGTAGACTACATTTATCATACACTGGTAAAGTTTCATCTGCTGCTGGTGGTATTGGTACTGGTGGTTCTTCTACAGGATCTTCTCAAATTACTTTAGAAAAAGAAATCGATGGAGCTGCTGTTTCTTCTGGTTCTGTTGATCACGCAGTAAGAGTTAACGATACTATTATTGTTGCTAACTCTGATGGTGTTTTTAAAGCTTTAGTTGTAAAAGTTGCTAATGAAGTTATTGACGTAGCTCCTTATGGAACTGCAACGTTAACTTTAAATACAACTGCTAACGGAACAACTATATTAGTTTATGGTTCTGAATACTCAAAAGGTTCTGGATATAGAGCTGCTGACGCTTCTTCTGGCGACATTGAAACTAGAGGTGCTAACGAGCCTAAATTCCAAACTTTTACTAACAAGCCAATTATCATGAAAGATTACTACGAAGTTTCAGGATCTGATACTTCTAGAATTGGTTGGGTTGAAGTATCTGCTGAAAACGGACAATCAGGTTACTTATGGTACCTAAAAGCTGAAGCTGATACTAGAGCTCGTTTCACTGATTACATTGAAATGGCAATGTTAGAATCTGAAAAAGGTGGTGCTGGTAATGACCAAACTGAATCTGCTGGTAACGCTTTATATGGTGAGACTGGTAACGAAACAGGTACTCAAGGTTTATTTGACGCTATCGAAGACAGAGGAAACATTACTACTGGTATTACTGGTGCTGCTCCACAAACTGATTTAGATGAGTTTGATGCAATACTTGCTGAGTTTGACAAGCAAGGTGCTATTGAAGAGTACATGATGTTCTTAAACAGATCAACTAGCCTAGCTATTGATGACATGTTAGCTGGTATGAACTCTTACGGTCTTGCTGGTACTTCTTACGGAGTATTTAACAATTCTGAGGATATGGCGTTAAATTTAGGTTTCACTGGTTTCAGAAGAGGTTCTTATGACTTCTACAAGTCTGACTTCAGATACTTAAATGATAAAGCTACAAGAGGTGGTATTAACAGTGCTGCTGGTGTTAACGCAATTAGAGGAGTCATGATACCTGCTGGTACTTCTTCAGTTTATGATCAAACTGTTGGACAGAGCATGAAGAGACCTTTCTTACACGTACGTTATAGAGCTTCACAAACTGATGATAGAAGAATGAAAACTTGGATCACTGGTTCTGTTGGTGCTGCTACAACTGCTTTAGATGTAATGAGACTACACTTCTTAACTGAAAGATGTTTAATTACTCAAGCTGCTAATAACTTTATGTTATTGAAGTAAACTATTTTTAAGGATCGAGGCTTCGGCCTCGACCCTTTCTTTTTATTAATTTTATTATATATTATATTATGGCAAAAAAACAAGAAAAGGCAGAGGTGCCTGTTGTTGAAACACCAGTTGTTGAAACACCAAAACCTAAAAAAGTTCAACCTAAAGAACCAAAATGGGAATTAAAAGATAGAGTATATTATTTGCAAGGTAATAAAAAGCCTATTTCTTATTTAATGAGAAGCTCAAACTTGTATTATTTTGATGAAGAAAAAGGTTATGAAAGAGAATTAAAATATTGCTCAAATCAAAGAACCTGTTTTGTTGATGAAATGAAAGGAGATCAAAGGCTTGAGCATATAATTTTCAGAGATGGAAGTTTATATGTACCGAAAGAAAAAACAGTATTACAAAAACTACTTTCATTATATCACCCGCACAAAGGTAGAATATACTATGAATATGAACCTGTTAAAGAAGCTGAAGACGAAATAGAAATATTAGAGTTACAAGCAGACGCAATATTAGCTGCTAGAAATATGGACATAGACATGGCAGAAGCAATACTACGTGTAGAAAAAGGCTCTAGTGTATCAGAGTTGAGTTCTAAGGAGCTTAAACGTGATTTATTGCTATTTGCTAGGCAAAATCCTGATCTGTTCTTAGAATTAGCTACTGATGATAATGTTCAACTTAGAAACTTTGGTATTAAAGCTACAGAGCTTGGTATATTAAAACTAAGCACTGATCAAAGAACTTTTATGTGGGGCTCTAACAATAGAGTTATTATGACAGTTCCTTTTGATGAACATCCATACACTGCTTTAGCACATTGGTTTAAAACTGATGAAGGTATGGAAATATATGCAAATATAGAAAAAAGATTAAACTAATCAAACTGTAGAGCGGTCGCCCTACGGGGCGATCGTAACTACAATAAAAAAATATGGTAAGAATAGATAACGTATATCAAAAAGTATTAGCAATAATTAACAAAGAACAAAGAGGTTATATAACACCTCAAGAGTTTAATTTATTTGCTAATCACGCTCAAATGGATATATTTGAACAGTATTTTTACGACATAAATCAATTTAACAGAGTACCTGGTAATGACACTGATTACTCAGATATGTTAAGTTTATTAGAAGAAAAAATAGCTTTGTTTCAAAAAATTGAAAAATTAACTTTTACTGATCCACACTTTATAAAACCAATAGATTTATATAGAATAGGATCTTTGCAAACTAACCTAAGTGAAATAGAGCAAGTTACTCAAAAAGAATATTTAAACATACAATTATCACCTTTAGCAAGACCAACTATAAATAGACCTATTTATATAGACTCTTCTAAAGGTTTTAGAGTATATCCGCACTTTACAAATGATGTGCATTTACATTATGTTAAAAGACCTGAAGATGTAAACTGGGGTTATGTTGTAGTAGGAGATCACGCACTTTACGAGCCTTCTACTTCTAAAAACTTTGAGCTGCACGCTTCAGAAGAAACTAATTTAGTGGTAAAAATACTAGCTTTAGCTGGATTATCAATAGGAGACATTAGTATATACCAAACAGCTGTTGCAGAAGACAATAAAAACATTCAACAAGAAAAAGCATAACATATGGGATTATTAGATAATATTCAACAAAATAATACAATAACTGGTGGTGTTGGTGAACTTATTGATTTAGGTTTAGATTCAAAAATATATTACGAAGGAGCTGATGGTGTTCAAAGAACTGGCGATGAATTATTTGGTAATTATCAGTTTGTTTCTTTAGAAGATATTATAAATACTTTTTTAGTTGCTTATGTTGGAGAAAATAAAATAATAAGTAAAATAAAAAGAACTGACGTTGCTTTCCACGCTCAAAGAGCTTTAGCTGAATTAAGTTTTGATACGTTAAAATCAGTTAAATCTTATGAGTTAGAAGTTCCACCTTCATTAACTTTATCTTTACCACAAGACTATATACATTATACTGCTATTTCTTTAGTAGATAATGACGGTATTAAAAGAAGATTATATCCACTTTCAAAAACTTCAAATCCTATAGCTTATCAACAAAATGATGATGGTACTTTAAAATTTGAAACTAACACTTGGAAAAACAATATATCAGGACATCCTCTTCAAGATAAATATCTAGAATACGGTATAACAAAATCATACGATTCGTTTGGTAATCAAATTGTTTCTGATAATGACTTTGTTTCAAAAACACCTTTACAACAGTATGAAGTTGAAACTAGAGTAAATGTTACAGGCGCTACAAGAGTTAATCCTGGAAATGGAGCTAACAACACTAATTACGTTTTTTATACAGGAAATCCAAATAGTGCGTTTGATATGCAAATTCTTTTTCATGGTGATTATCCAGATATAGCTGTTGGTCAAGCTGTTTTTGGACCTGGTATACCTCCAAATACAACAGTAGCTTCTGTGTTTGAAACTACAACTGGTAATTACAGAGGTACATCAATAACTATAACAAATCCAGAATACGAAGCAGATTTACTATTAGATACACCAACAAACACAGCTGGTAGACCAGAAACTACTATGCAGCCAAACACTCAAGTTATTGTTGTTGATTTAAACACAAAATCAGAGTCTTGGGGAAGATATAAGAAACACAACCCCACCACTACAGAAGTTAAAGAATATGAAGATAATAACAGGTGGCAAGCTGAAGGAAGAAGATACGGTATTGATCCACAATACTCACAAGACAATGGTTCTTATTACATAAATGACAATACAGGTTTAATACATTTTTCATCAGGTATAAATGGAAAAACTGTAGTTCTTGATTACATAAGTGATAGCCTTGGAACTGAAAAAGAAATGAAAGTGCATAAGTTTGCTGAGCAGGCAATGTATATGTGTATAGCATACTCGATACTTTCTACAATGGCTAACATACAAGAATATGTTGTAAGAAGATTTAAAAAAGACAGGTTTGCTGCTGTAAGACAAGCAAAACTAAGACTATCAAATTTAAAACTAGAAGAATTAACTCAAATACTTAGAGGTAAATCTAAGCAAATAAAACACTAGTATATGCCGGAGATTAAAAACACTTTTACTCAAGGTAAGATGAACAAAGACCTTGACGAAAGACTAGTACCTAATGGTCAATATAGAGACGCCTTGAATATACAAGTTTCAACTTCAGAAGCTTCTGACGTTGGTGCTGTTACAAATATATTAGGTAACATAGATGTTTTTACTTACAACCCTTACTATGGCCCACAAGGACCAGATCCCTCAATAAATACTGATAATG